CTGTCTATGCTCGACAAGATCAACACCGAGAACGTGCAGCGCAAAGTGGAAAGCCGAGGCCACACCTCGTCGGCGCAACGCCAGAAGCTTGGCAAGAAGGAAGAGCGCCAGCGGCAGGCTGAGGAAATCGCTTCCGGCTCCGGCAAGTTCGCACCGCCTCAACCGCCACAACTTGTCGTCAACAACCGATGATCCATTGGTCGACGGCCTGCCCTGACTGGGAAAGCCGCATTGTGGCGAGGCTCTCGCTTCTGCCGTTTGCGCCGTTGTTCCCCGATGAGGCGGAAGCCGCACTGGCGGTCTTCAAGTCCCTGCAGGTCGTCGACCTGCCGAAGTTCGAGGATGGCGCAACCGGCGAGTTGCGACACCCCACCTTTGGTGAGGTCAGCGAAGAATGGGTGTTCGACTTCGCCCGGGCGATCTTCGGCGCCTATGACGCCAAGGCCGCGAAGCGCCACATCCGCGACTTCTTTCTGCTGATCAGCAAGAAGAACGGCAAGTCCACCATCGCCGCCGGCATCATGGTGACAGCGCTCATTCGCAACTGGCGTCATTCGGCCGAGCTGCTGATCCTGGCGCCAACGATGGAGATCGCGAACAACTCCTTCGGTCCGGCGCGCGACATGGTGAACGCGGATCCGGAACTGCGGGTCATCCTGCACGTGCAGGAAAACATGCGCCAGATCACGCATGTTATCACCAAGGCGGTACTGAAGGTCGTCGCGGCCGACACCGACGTCGTGGGCGGCAAGAAGGCGGCCTTTGTTCTGGTCGATGAACTGTGGCTTTTCGGCAAGCGAGCGAATGCGGACGCGATGCTGCGTGAAGCGACAGGCGGTCTTGTCTCCAGGCCCGAGGGTTTCGTCATCTATCTGTCGACGCAGTCGGACGCGCCGCCGGCGGGTGTTTTCAAGGCGAAGCTCGACTATTTCCGCGACGTCCGCGATGGCAAGGTCAGCGACCCGAAGAGCTTCGGCATGCTGTTCGAGTTCCCGAACGACTTCCTGAAGAGCGGCGCCTATCTCGACCCGAAGAACTGGTTCATCACCAACCCGAATATCGATCGGTCGGTCAGCGCGGAGTGGCTCTTCGACAAACTGGCGGAGGCGCGGCGCGAAGGCGAAAACGCGGTGCGATCGCACCTCGCCAAACACCTGAATGTCGAGATCGGCATGAACCTCCGGGCCAACCGCTGGCCCGGCGCCAATCACTGGGAGAAGGCCGTCGACCCCGCCCTGGCTGAGATCTATGCGCGCTCACCCTTCGACGCACTGCAGGCGCTTCTCGACCGGTGTGAATGTGTCGTTGTCGGCAACGATGGTGGCGGGCTGGATGATTTCAACGGTCTGAACATCCTCGGACGTGAGCCGGAGGAGTTCGAGATCGAGTTCGAGATCATGGGGCGCCTCGTCAAGCAGAAGATGAAGCGGTGGCTTTCATGGTCGCACGCCTGGTGCCATCAGGGCGTTCTTGACCTTCGCAAGTCCATCGCGCCGCAACTTCTGGATTTCCAGCGCGCCGGGGAACTGACGATTGTCGGCGACGAACTCATCGACCTCGGGTCGATCGTCGAGATCATCGACATGATCCGCCAGCGTGGGCTGCTCGGTGGCGTGGGCGTCGATCCCGCCGGTCTCGGCGAACTCATCGAGTTGCTCGGGGCCAAGGACATCACGGACGAGAACGGACTTCTTGTCGGCATCCCGCAGGGCTACGGCATGATGAACGCCATCAAGACGGCAGAACGCCGCCTCGCCAAGGGCTTGTTGAGACACTGCGGGGGCGCCCTGATGCCCTGGTGCGTTGCCAACCTGAAGATCGAGCCGACGGCAACGGCTATTCGCGCCACCAAGCAGAACGCCGGCGACGCGAAGATCGACCCGGCGATGGCCATGTTCGATGCCGTGACCATCATGGTCACCAACCCGGAACCGCACCAGGCGAGTTCCGTCTACGAAACCAAACAGCTTTTGATGGTCTGATGTTGCTTTCGCTCCGCACCCTTGGGCGCCATGCCACGTCATGGCTGGTCGTTCGGCCTGTGCTGCTGGTCGTGGCCCTTGCCGGACTGCTGTCGGCTCGCGACTATCTGCTGGCCTTGGGCCTCTTGCTGGCCAGTTATGGACTGGCGCTGGTCTGGTTGCCGGCTGCTTTCATCGTCCCCGGGGCAGTCCTTGCCGCGGTTGCCGTATTCGGGGTGCGTTGATGGGCTTGCTCGACACGCTGTCGCGCCAGGGCTCGCCGCATACGAAGAGCGCAGGCGTACCGGCCGCCGGACTGTTGCCGACATTGGGCGCGACAATCTCCGCGACTGGTCTCCAGATCAGTCAGGCGACCGCGATCAGCGTGTCGACCGTTTACGCCTGCGTCATGACGCGGGCCAAGGACGTCGCGCGTTGCAGGCCGCGTCTGCTTCTGGAAGGTTCCCCCAAGGCCGATCCTGTCATGGATCATCCTGTTGCCAGGCTTCTCAAGCGCCCCAATTGGGTCCAGACGTGGCTTGAATTCGTCGTGCAGATGCAGGTGGCATTTCTGCTGCGGCAGAATGCCTATGCCGCGATACTGCGCAATGGTGGCGGTGAGCCAGTTGCCCTGATCCCGATCAATCCGGATGCGGTCACGGTATTGGAGGCCGCCGACGGATCGATCTTCTATCAGGCGAACCGGGTCGGATTGTTCCAGATGGCGGCCTTGCGCGGCATGCCATTGGCGATTCCGGCCGAGGACATGTTCCATCTCCGTGGGCTCACCTTCAATATGCTGGTCGGCGCATCGACCATAGGCCTCGCCAGGGATTCGATCGGTGTGGCCATGGGATTGGAGCAGCAGGCCGCTCGTTTCATGGCCAACGGCGCTCGCCCCTCTGGCGTGCTTCAGACGGCCAAGAAGATATCGGACGACACCGCGAAACGGCTTCGCGACCAGTGGGAATCGTTTCGCACCGGGCTGCAGAATGTCGGCCGCACGGCAGTCCTCGAGGACGGCCTGGAATGGAAGCCGATGCAGCTCTCATCGGTCGACCTCCAGTTCATCGAGCAGCGCAAGGCCTCGGTCGAGGACATCGCGCGCTGGTGGGGCGTGCCACTCTACAAACTCAACGTCGCCAACGAGCTGCGCGGCCTCAAGCTCGATGAAGCCGAGCAGTCCTATGTCAACACCACGATCATGCCGGACCTCGATGCGTGGGAGCAGAAGTTCATCCAGGCCTTCGACCTCGACCGGGACGACCTTGTCGTCAACTTCGACGAGCGGCGTCTGCTTCGGGCATCGGAATCGACTCGCATCAACAACCAGCGCCTCAAGGTCATGTCGGGCCTCGCCACGCAGAATGAATGCCGGGCGGAAGAAGGACTATCGCCCGTCGAAGGCGGCGACGTCCTTCTGCGCCCGGTCAATCTCGCAGCAAGCGGCTCCGACATGACGGGAACCGCACCGGATGGCGCAGGCCGTCCGCCCAGCGGGCAATTGCCGGACCCCGGCGCGGCGAACTGAGGAGAACTCCCATGTCGATGAGCATCTTGCGGAAGGCATATAGCGCCGCCACCGAGACCTTGGCGGAACAACGCCAGGTGCGCGTAATCTGCTCCACGGCCGAGGTCGACCGCCAGGGTGAGATCATCGTGCAGGCGGGCATCGATACCGCCGCTTACATGGCGTCCGGGGCGGGCACGGTGCTGTGGAACCACAATCCCGATATGCCGATCGCCAAGTGTATCGACATCCGTGATGTCTCCGGCAATCTCGTCGCTCTGGTTCAGTTCCCGCCTGCAGGCGAGGATCCCGAGGCTGACCTCTACTACAGCAAGATCAAGTTCGGCTCTGTCAGTGGCGTCTCGATCGGGTTCAATCCGGTCGAGGTGGAGCCGCTGGACAAGGCCAATCCGAAGCGCGGCCCGCAGAAATACCTGCGCTGCGAACTGATGGAATTCTCGTTCACGCCGGTACAGGCCAACCGCGGGGCCGTCGTTGTCGAGCGCAGTACGAAAGGGGCAGGGCCCGCCAACTGGAAGGTGGGCGCGTCACGAAATCTGCCCCTGGTCGAGGGCAACAAGAGGTTGGCTGCGGCCGGCGTCGCCATCCTGGCGCATGCGGACTTCGACAGCGATAGCCCCGACACGGCGTTCGCGCGCAAGGGGTTTCTGGCCTACGACGCCGCCAACCCCGATGTGGCATCGTCCTACCTGATCCCGTTCGCAACCATGGTCGACGGCCGTCTTATGGCGTCTCCCGCTGCCGTGAAGTCGGCGCGGGCGGCACTGATGGCCAGCGACCTTCCCGAAGACGTCACGGCGAAAGCCATGGCCGTCATCGATCACTACGAGGGCAAGATGAGCAAACAGACAGCCGTATCGGGCCGCAAGATCAAGGGCCTCTATGAGGTTTCCCGCCTGGCGTACATGCTGATGGAACTGGGCTGGCTCGACAACAGCGTCGAGTTTGAGGCCGCGTGCGAGGAGGATGGCAGCCAGGTGCCCGCCCTGTTGGGCGCCGCGCTCCGCCAATTGGGGGATGCCCTCATTGCCATGACGATTAAGGAGGTGAATGAACTCTTCGCGGAGGAGAGCGCCGAAACCGAGGACGTCGTGGCAAAGGGAATTTGCCATGCGGCTGCCCGTCCCTTCACGAAAGCCTTCGTCGTCACACTCCTTAAAGCCGGCCGCAAGTTCTCGGGCGAGAGCATCTCGACGATGCAGGATGCCTGCAAGAACATCCTCTCCGGTCATGACATGAT